CCCTCAAACAGAGATGTCTATCTACAATTTACTCGATGAAAGGGGCTATAAGACCCGTATTTGGCCAGCTAGATACCCAGATGACAGGCTAAAAACAGCTATGGGGTACAAATTAGCCCCTATAGTGTCTGATGAACCTGACGTAGAGGGGCAACCTACAGACCCTGATAGGTTCGATAGTGACGATTTGCTAGAACGTGAGGCATCCTATGGTAAATCAGGCTTTGCTTTACAGTTCATGCTTGATGTATCCCTATCAGATGCCGATAAGTACCCTCTAAAGGTCAATGACTTTATGGTAATGTCTGGCCCTAGTAGCTGGTCTGAAGCCCCTGTAAGCGTTCAGTGGGCATCAGGAAGAGAACAGATAGAGAATGTTAAGCAGTTACCTAATGTTGGACTGAAGGGTGACTATTGGGCTGCACCCATGAACGTGTCTACAGAGACAGCTAAGTGGGATGGCTCAGTGATGTCCATTGACCCCGCAGGTAGGGGTAAGGATGAGACAGCATACACCGTAGTCAAGATGCTTAAGGGACAACTGTACCTGACAGCAGCAGGTGGCCTTAAGAATGGCTATGCAGATGAAAGCCTTGAGGTTCTCTGTAGGGTAGCTAAGGAACAGAAGGTCAATAAGATTATCGTAGAGAGTAACTTTGGTGACGGTATGTTTACACAGCTAATCAAGCCAGTGTTGACTAGAGTACACCCAGTATCTATAGAAGAAGTAAGACACAACACCAATAAAGAGAAAAGAATTATAGATACCCTAGAGCCTATCCTAAACCAACATAGGCTAGTGGTAGACGATAAGGTGATACAACAAGATTATCAGTCTGAAGTAGACCTTAAGTATAAACTATTCTATCAACTTACCAGGTTGACTAGAGATAAAGGCTCTCTGATACACGATGATAGGCTAGATGCCCTTTCTATAGCTGTAGGCTACTGGGTAGAAACCATGGATAGAGACATACTCAGAGCAGTAGAAGACCATAAGAAAGACCTACTGAGAGATGAGTTAGATAAGTTCATGGAATCCTCTATAGGGAGACCCCAAAAGAGAGATAATTGGGTTCAGCTAAGGCGTTAAGACAGACATTGTATGTCATTGATTTACTTATATATATTAATACCCACCATATAAGGTAGGAAGGGAGATATATACTATAGATAGAACTATAGATAACCTAAAGAGGTCTATGGAATAAGATTATTTAGGAGATGATATAAGTAATATATCTATAGATGAAACTATAAGATAACTATAAGTAAACTTAAGGAGACCTATAGTGGCTAAAGTGACTAATATAAGACCAACCGTAGAGGATGAAATAACTGACTTACTACTTAAATCAGACTCCTTTGTAATCATAGGTAAAGGCTCAGGTGACCTTAAGATGGCAACCAATGCTGACCACAAGGAAGTCTATATGATGCTTGAGGCTCTGAAGGTGGAGCTTCTAGGCAGCTATATGGATGAGCTTTTAGATGAACCTGAGTATCATTAGGGCAGCAAAAGGTTTTACTAGAAAAATCTGAGGGGTCTATCGTATATCATGGCGCACGGAATTACCCCGTTGGGGTGGCGGTAGCCTATAAAAATCAATGGGTAGGGGTGGTATTGCCACAATAAATGCCACATTACACGCGCCCAGCCCTTGCAATTACTGGGTTCTAAACAGATAAACTATCTATTATCCAGTGAAATAGTACACATTGAATATTAATCGAATAATTATTCGGGTTTCTGTTTCTTGTGTACTATTTTTGCGTTTTTATCCTTTCCCTTTTTTTTCGCTTTTGTCCCTTTTAACTCAAATTAGATACCTTTCACCGCAAAGCCTATAGACAAACTACTAGCACTCTATAAGGTACTGGTTAACACATTAACTAACCAAACAGGTGACAATATGAACACATTGAATTTAGATATAGCAGGCGGTCAAATGCACATTAATAAAGATGAATCAGAATCTTTAATTTATTTGGCTAATTCTTTAATAAATGATTTAGAGTTATTTAAAAGTCAGAACAATTCTAAACAATACAACATTACTAGAGATGCATTAAATAAATTATTTTCTTTTATGCTAGAGCAAAACGATTTTATCCATAACGCACATAACATAATGGAATAAGGTGACAATATGAATAGCGCAAAACGTGATTTACTTAAAAGAGAAAAAAGAAACCAAGCACTAGCGGAAACCATTGGTTGGCTAGTGCTGGCTACTGGTGGTTTCTTATGTGCTAAGGGAATCATTAAAGGGCTGGAATTATTTTTCAGCTTGCAAGGTATCCACTAAGGCAATAGTTTATATAACAGAGTGCATTCGCTTTGAGTGCATTCGATTATATTTAACTATCCACTAAGGCAATTATTATGAAATTTATACATATAACCAAGGCTGAAATTGAGAATAGCAGTCTTATTAATGCTAATGCTAAGGAATGGGCTATTGATAACCTAGATTATCTTAATAAACTAATGGATTTATTTGGGAGCAGCACCAAGGTAGAAAAAGGTGCGGACAAATATGAAACCTATATTTTATACTTGCAGCCAGCTGATAAGGTATCAGTCAAAACATTGTGCGCCTTTGCAGATAAAGCAGGATGCAAAAAACCGTGTTTAATCGATAGTGGTCGCCTTGGTATGACTAATGGACAGAGTGCAAGCACTAAGCGCACAATCCTAATGCTACTTAGACCTGCTTATTTTGAATTTAAGATACTTGCAGAAATAGATAAAGCAGAAAGGCGCGCATCCAAGGCAGACAATGTGCCAGCATTGTTTAGGTTAAATGGTACAAGTGATATTGATTTTTCTTATATCATTGAACAGCGACCAAATAGCGCATTTTACGATTATTCTAAGATAATTAGTCGCATTAGAAAAAATAACCTACCTAATTACGACCTTACTTTTTCCGCATCAATGTATAGCGCGCAATCTAAAAAAGCATTTAAGACCGCTATTGAGCGCAAATATAAGACCGCTATTGCCTTTAATACTAAGAATGTAAAAGGCGATTCCGATTTAATACCGCATAAAATGATATCCTTTGATAAAACTGATTTACGCCATCTAGATAAACCTAATGCTATTGGTTACCTAAAAAGGAAAGGTTCTAACCTAGGCGATAGACTTGCAGAGAATACGCGCATTAATTCTTTTTTTGTCACTGAATCAAACTATACAGAATTTAAATCAATTATTAACATTTAACTTTAACTATCCACTAAGGCAATTAATTATGAATAACCAAGATATTATAGATTTATTCGATAGCACTAATATTACACTTGCAGAATTATCAGCTGTTAGCGGTAAATCTGTTAAACAGTTAAAAAAACTATTAATGGGGCAATAATTATGAAGGCAATTGCAGAGTTTAGAGAACATAGGGGCGCACCAGTAACAGCCTATTTTAACGTGTCAGGCAATAATGCGGGGCGCATTGAATCAATAGTGCAACAATACCGCTATTATAAGGGGTATAGATTCTCACATATATATTTTGAGCAGTCACAAGCTGGATTAGCACAATTAACCAATTATAAAGGTACAAGCTATGTTAAATAGTAATGAATATTGGAAAAAGACTGGTTTTATCGACTATGACGAAAATGATGCGCCTATAGTTAAATCGCATGATGGCGTTACAGAAATCCCATTGTCCGAGTTTACGCGCTCCGATTTTTATGATGGTGTAGCATCATTCTGCAATACAATGGCATATGCTATCAATTACCATCAAGAAACCTATGAAGATACGCTAGATATATATCTTATAGGTTAGCACCTCCAAGGCTCTTAATACACTTTAGGAGTCTTTTAAGTGTTAACTAATAGGTTGCTATAGGTTAACCAATTAAATCAGCTTACAAGCTAAAATAAGAGGTATTAAAACAATGATATTAACCCAGTATGACAAAAAGTTTTTACAATTTGGCGATAAAATCAAAACGTCAGGGGCTTACAATTTGCCTCAAGATAAAACGCCATTTTGTAAATGCCAGCCCCAGCCATCATGTGCAGTCGAATCATGTGCAGTCTGTAAGCGTAGAGTGAGGGCTTAAAATGGTTGAACGATACGATTTTACATTAATTAAAAACCATAAGGAACGCACCCGAATCATTAATGATTTTTGTGAGATTATCACTGCAAGCAATCACACTGCTAAGGAAACCATGCAGCTTCGTGATGACCTAGTGCGCGACTATCTAGAATCATGTTCCGTTGAGGAGGAAAAAGATGCCAAGTAAACTTAAACAAATAGAACGCGACATAGTCAGTCAGGTTCTGCGGAGGAATCGCGCAGAGCTGGCTCATGTTGCAGGGATACACCTGAACACATTAAGCAGGGTTATATGTGGCGGTAAATACACCTTTGATACCCTTTATCGAATCGAACAAGCACTAGTATTAGTGCAGGAGAAAGAAATAATATGAATACTTATGAAGCCTACGTTTATGGCGGGACTAGTAGAAGCATTCTAGTTGAAGCCAATAGCCAACAAGAAGCAGAACTTGAAGCTATCCGAGAATTTAGAGCATTAGTGGGTGCTGAGGGTGATGTTGAAGTTTTAGACATTCAAGAAATAGGAGATTAAGCATGTTGACTCATAAAGATAGAATGACTGATGAACTAGAAAAAGCCTTAGATGATGTATGGTTAGCATTAGATTGCTATAGGGAGGACTGTATCTATAGCGATGAATTTGAATCATTACGCATTAAAATAGGCAAACAATTTAATCTAATAGAGACCACACTGGTTGAACTGTATAAGGAGAAAAATCATGTTGATACCAAATAGCGATTATGTTGAAAAAGAAATTGAGATTGCAGAGTTTATGTTCCTGAACCAATACGGAATAACTTTCGATACACTAGATGAACTTGATGAGCATCAACAAGACTGGTGGCTTCAGTGCGTAGACGATGCCTCCCACATACTGCATATTGCAGGAATTGAACAGGACATAACATCATGAAACTACCAACACTCGAAGAGTTCGACCTCATGTGCAGTCAGCACGACTGGTACTATATGTGGTCTGATGACCATAGCAAGTACACCAAAGGGGCTTCTGAATCCAGTATGATTAGGACTATTGTCGAATCAGGTGAAGAAGACTACAATCAAATCTATAGAAAGTATTTAAAGGAGAATAGTAATGTCGGTTAAACAACTAGAACTACCATTAAACCATGAACCTTGTCTTAACCAGATGGCAATCCAAATGGCAGACAGTGATGTAGCTTCTGGTTATTGGGATAACTGGGATTGCGCCTATGAGTCTAATTGGTGTATTTTAGAAGATGATTTAGAACAACAGAAGGAGAATAGTAATGTCGGGTAAAGGGAGTAAGCAACGCCCTACAAATAAGGCAGCATTCGATTCTAATTTCGATGCTATATTTGGTAAACCTAAGAAAAAGAAGAAGGAGAAAAAGAATGACAAAGCTAGTCGCTAATCCTGTTGGTCAGGTTAAGACCATACCCATAGAGAAAGCCATACGCATTGAGCGCACCAGACTGAGTGACATTGAGTTTGAAACTGGTGAACGCCAAGATGAATCCACCTTGAACCGAATGTATAACTTACAGGCTATGGGTCAATCATGTTGGCATGAGCCAGAGTTTTAGTTTGACAATACCTATGCACTCAGGCGATAGTGCATCTTGGTCATTGTTAATTTAATAGGAGAGACATGTACTATAACTTTTTCAAAATGCCAGGAGGCTGTCTGTTATATGTTGAATGGAAAAAAACTAACACGCAGCTTTATAGCTGGGAGTGGTGTTGCGGTGAGTTGTTTATATGTGCAGGTATATGGAGACTCATCTACACGCCTTTTTTTAAACCCAAGAAACCTATAGTAACTGATGAACACAATAATAAAACTAGAGGAGCAGAAGATAAACCATCACGAAGCAGCATCATCCCTTTTAAAAGTAATAGAAAGGTTTCGTGAGGTAGATGGTGAGATGCAAGCACAAGCTATAGCAGTCCTGTTGAAAGTCGCAAAGAGTCCTTTGCCACTCAGGATGCACGACATAGCGGTAGAACTTGGGCTTAGTCAGTCAACTATAAGCAGGAATGTAGCTTATCTTGGTGACTGGAATAGGCGCAAAGAGGCAGGGCATAAGTTGTTAGAAGCCTACGAAGACCCTGCTGAACGTAGGCGCAAGCTAGTGAGACTGACAGCCAAGGGTAAGCGGTTTGTTAAATCACTGAATGAAATCATATTCACATAAGGAGTATGTTATGCCAGTAAGAGCGCGAGGTAACTCATGGCAAGTCGATGTCAGAAAGAAGGGCATCAGGTTTCGCCATACTTACCAAACAGAAGACCAAGCGAACGTCATGTTGGCTAAGGTCGAAGAAGCTATTAGTCTAGGGAAGGCACTACCTGACCCTGAAGACTGCAACGATGGTAAAGCTATGACTATCGCTGCCCTTTTAAGGAAAGCTGGGGAGAAGTATTGGAGTGACACACAACATGGTGTGCATTCTCTACAAGTAATTGAGACCATGATTGAAAAGAACATCGGGGAGAACCGACATCTATCTGAACTCAATTTAGAACTCATGGATGAACTGATTGCTTACTGGAAGAGCAATGGTAATTCAGCAGGGACAATCAATAGGAAGCTAAGTGTTTTATCTAAGGCTACTACCTATGCTGTTGACCGAGGTTACATTGACCAGAAGCCTAAGATTGAATGGCAGACAGAGGGCAAAGGTCGTATGCGTTTTGTTTCACAGGAGGAGGAAGCCATCATGTGTCGTGTGCTAACACAGATGGGGTACTTCAAGGAGCGTGATGTATTTATGTTCCTGATAGACACAGGGATGCGTGTGGGTGAGCTTAATAATCTGCGATTAGATGACTTGCAGGGCAACAAGCTAACTATCTGGGAAACAAAAGCAGACCACCCTCGAACTGTCGTGTTGACTAAGAGAGCCAAAGATATATTCAAAAACAATAAAGGTAGTTTGTACATACCTTACAAGACTCTTATTAGACACTGGCATCAAATGAAGTGTGCAATGGGGCTTGATGATGATAAGCAGTTCATACCTCATTGTCTAAGGCACACCTGTGCATCACGTTTAGTTCAGCGTGGCGTTCCAATCCTGGTGGTGCAGGAATGGTTAGGACATAAGACCATACAGATGACTATGCGTTATTCTCACCTGTGTCCTACCAATTTAGAAGAGGCGGTAAAAGTGTTAGAACCTACTGTGGCGCAAGCTGTGGCATAAGTGTGTCGCTGAGACAGTAATTAATTGCTATGTCATTGATATACTTGAAGTTGTTGTTAGAAGAATAGATTTTAATTCTTATCTCTT